AAACTAGTGATGAAGTATTTTTATATAATTTACCTTTTATTTGTCCATCATATACAACAAATGCTGCAGTTAATATTAGTAATGTTGTTTATAATCATATAGCTGGTATCGCTACAATTACAACATCCTCTGATCATGGTGCGGTTACCGGAAAACAAGTAAAACTGGCTGGAATTGCATTCTCTTGTGCTGCACATAGTGCAACAGGAATTGCAACTTATAATATTACCAATTTTGTCTATACTAATTCTACCGGTATAACAACGATTACACTTGACGCAAATCATGAATTAATACCAGGGGAATATGTTCAACTTTCTGATATTATTCTTTCTTGTCCATCAGAAGCTATCGGATATTCAACCACCAAGTTCCCATACTCAGCTGGTATAGGAACCTTGGGCAATTCTTATCCGAATAGTAGTCCAAATACCCTTGGGGGAACTTTCAATGTGTTCAGAGTTCTTGTAGGAACCTCTGGCACAACAATTGTATTCTATGCAGGAATTTCTACTGTTGCACATACTTATAGTTCGGGTGGCACAGCAACAGTGGGTATTACGTCTACAATATTCCCATATCCAGGATCTAGTCCTACTGCTGTAAGTGGAACATTTGATGTATTTAAAGTTAACTCAGTTTTAAGTAATACACAATTCACAATTATAGCCGGAGTTTCTAGTATTGCACATACTTATGTTTCTGGTGGGACAGCTCAATCAGGTGTAACAACTACAATATTCCCGGATGGCACAAGCACTTATGGAAAAGTATTCCCAGTTCTCACATCTTTAGGATCTACGAGTTTTACAATAAACTCTGGAATTTCTACAATTCCACATACATTTGTTGGTTGGCCAGAAATAGGAATCACCACATTTAAATATACTAATACAACAGGTATTGCAACAGCAACCACCTCAAGTAATCACAACTATTTAATTGGAGATAAAGTTACTTTAGAAGATCTTTCTCTTACCTGTCCTGGATATGTTCAAAATCCAATTGTAAATATTACAAATCTCATCTACGATAAAGTATCTGGAATAGCAACAATCACTACCGCAAGTAATCACTTAGCTATTACAGGAAAGCAAATCAAGTTAGCTGGAATCGCTCTCACCTGTCCTAGTGGATCTGGTATTACATCTACAATATTCCCGTATCCAGGATCTAGTCAAAATACATTGAGTAATTGGGATATTTTTAAAGTCAATTCTGTTTTAAGTCAGACGCAATTTACAATCAATGTGGGAGTTTCCAGTATTACACATACTTATGTTTCTGGTGGCACAGCTCAAGCTGGTATTACATCTACAATATTCCCGTATCCAGGATCCTCCATTTATGGATATACATTTACTGTTATTGGTATAACTACAAATACTTTTACATTTAATGCGGGTATTTCTACAATCGTTCATGATTACGTAAGTGGTGGAAAAACCAAAAAAGCTGCAACTGTTCAAAGAGTTCTTAGATATACCGATGATAGTTCTGATGGTGCTTATGATTTCCAAGTAACTGGAATTCCTGATACCGTTGGCCTTGGATCAACAAATGTATTCACTATACTATCTGGAATCACAACCATTCCTCATTTTTATACGCAAAGCGGCATAGTTTCATTCAGACAACCAGAAGATCTCATTCTAACAGTACAAGAAATTCAAACTGATAAGTTTAGTGGTTTTTATCCAGGACAATTTATCATATTCGATGATATTTCCGAAAACTTTAATGGATTTAGAAAGAAATTTACTTTGAGTGCGATGATTAATGGTGTTAAACAAGTTTTAAGTTTAAAAACTCCAGTTGGGTCAGATTTGGATATTACAAATAATATCTTTATCTACATTAATAATGTAATACAAAATCCTCTAGATTCTTATACATTCCAAGGAAGTAGAGTAATTTTTAAGGAAGCACCCAGAAAAAACTCTAAATGTAGTATTCTTTATTACAGAGGCTCATCAATTGATGTTGAAGAAATAGAACCACCAAAAACTATAAAAGTTGGCGATTCATTAGTAATTCAAGAAAATCGTGATGATCTTTATGACATTTCTCAATTTGAAAGAACAGTCAAAAAAATAGTATCATCAGATCAATTGGATACATTTACTTATGGCAGCATAGGAATTATTACAGATTCCAGTAAAGAAAGACCATTGACATGGAAAAAACAAAAACAAGATAAAATTATAACAGGATCATTATTTGCAAAATCTAGACCGAATCTACAAAGCAACATAAGACCAAATGCTACTATAATAAAAAGTATATCTCCGGAAGATACTTCAATTTATGTTGATAATGCTTTTCCAATTTTTGCTGGAACTGATAACTTGGTTGAAGATTTAAGAAATTTATTCATAGTTGAAAATAGAACTACTGAAGCAGCAGAAGCTACGTCTACAGTTTCAGTAGCATCTACAATTTCTTCAATAACAGTAACTTCTCCTGGAGTTGGATATGCATATACTACTTCTCCATATGTTAATATATCCCTTTCTGCTATTTCAATTAAAGATCCCATATATGAATGGAATACTGTTACTGGTATTTCTGGACTATCTACAACTTCACAACTAAATTCGTTAAGTTTTGGAGAAAGAATTATTTCTGTCGGAAATAGCTCTTTATATGTTATTAGTGCAGATGGTTCTGAATGGGAAGTTGGAAATATTGGACTGGGATCAACAACTAATTTTAATTCTGTATATTCGGCATCTGTTGGATATGGTAATTCTAATACAATACTAGCTGTTGGATCTTTTGGAAAAATTGGAAAAGCGACTGGATATGCTACTACTATTTCAAGTTGGACACAATTAAATCTTGTAGAAGAATTATCTATTCCTGGATATGGAGCATTATTGCAACAATCTAGTTCATATAACGGAACGTTAAAAGAAATTGTATATAATCCATTACCAAATACATGGGTAACTGTTGGAACCGCTGGATCTATATTTGTTGGTTCAGGAATACATACTAATACTTTTGTTAACAGATATTCTAGAACAATTAAAGATTTAAATAGTATCGCATTTGGTAATGGATATTTCGTTGCAGTTGGTAATGACGGAACTATATTAACATCAAATACTGGATTGTTCTGGGAACTAGAACCATCTCCAACTAGTAATAATTTAAATAAAGTTACTTTTGATGGAAGTAATTTTATTATTGCTGCAAATAATGGAGCTATATTAAAATCTATTAGTAGAAGTTCGTATGAATTTATAACAACTAATTTGTATGGATTAACAAATTTTGTAAATATTAAATATAATTATGGTTTTTACGTTGCTATTACATCTAGTGGGGATTTATACTACTCATTTAATCTATCTACATGGGTTATTAGGAATTATGTGGGAACTAATAACATAAAAGATTTATCATTTGAGGAATCTCTTGGCACAAATGGAAAATATATTGCAGTTGGTGCAGCTTCGACTGTAATATATGCTGAACCTGTTTTCCATAGGGCTGTAGCACAATCATCAGTAACTTCTGGATTAGTAACTTCAATCGTTATTATAGATGGTGGATTTGGATACTTGCAAAATTCTCCACCTGCAGTAATGATTGAACCAGATGTGTTTAGATCTGAAACTATTAAATCTTTTAAGGCAGTAGGTGACCATGGAATAATTATTGGAATAAACACATTTATTTCTGGAACTCCTGGCATAGGAACAACCTCACCAAAAATAGAATTTGTCTTACAGTCTGAAACTTATGATAATAATACTTTAGGAATCGGATATTCATCTCTTAATACATTTGGAATTTCTAATAGTCAATTACAAAAAGGTGATTATTTTGTAATTACTGATAGTAATGTTTCCACTGGAGGTGATTTGGTAGGAATAACAACTTTACTTGGCGGAATGAGTAATTATCCAAATTCAAGAATTGGAACTGCAAAAAGTTTTATAGATGGAGTTTATATTGCAGACAATGTAACAACTCCAAATCTGGGCATAGTGACGGTAACATGTCATTTTGCTCCTATGGTAGATAACTATGTTAAAGTTTATAAAAGAGGTCCAAATAATACTGGTGTCGGAACTAATAATTTTTATGGAAGATATAGTTGGGGTAAAATATATGACTACCAAAATAGAGCTTTGTCTTTAACCGGAGCAGAATCTTTTGAAACTTATACAAATAATGGATTGGTTGGATTAAGTACCTCTGCTAAGATCTTTAGAACAAGAGGACTATTAAGTAACTAAATAAAGAAAAGTATATTTATAAAATGCCCGCAATTATATCAGATCAATTTAGAATTCTAAATGCAGAAACTTTTGCAAAGAGTGTTTCTGGCGCTGGGAATACTGATAGTAAATATTATACTTTTATTGGCCTTCCTAACGCATTAAATCCGGCTACTGGTGGAACACCAAATTGGATTGCTAATACACCATCTCCTTTGGATGGTTTTCAAGAGGAAAACCAGATAAAAGAAAGTATTATTGCAATGAAACAAATAACAAATCAAGATGTTAGGAGATTAATTAGAAAAACACCTTGGGTTGCCGGCAATACCTATGAAATGTATAGGCATGATTATAATGTTTACAACCCTTCACCAGTTTCAAATTCAACTTCTCTATATGAATCAAATTATTACGCAATTAATGATGACTTAAGAGTTTATATTTGTCTCCAAAATGGCACGGATCCTGAAAATCCTAAGGGCAGACCATCATATGATCAACCAACTTTTATTGATTTGGAGCCCAGATCTGCGGGCGCTAGTGGAGACGGATATATTTGGAAATATCTTTACACCATTAAACCTTCGGAAATTGTTAAATTTGATTCTATTGAGTATATTCCAGTTCCTGAAGATTGGGGAGTAGTTGGAGAAAGTGTTGCAACAAAAAATAATTCTATTGATGGAAAAATAGAAGTAATTCTTGTCACAAACAGGGGTTCAAATTATCAACCAATCTCAACTTCTTTTTCGAATGTTCCAATATTGGGTGATGGTTCTGGAGGTAAAGCTACAATTACAATCGATTCTTTTGGAAAAATATCTGAGGTATTCGTCACTGAAGGTGGGAAAGACTATACATATGGCACCATTCAATTTTATCCAGGAGCTCCAGAATCAAATATTAATGGCCCATTAGGTCAGTTAAGTAATACTGGAATTGGTACAACTTCTGTAGCAACTTTTCAAGTAATTATCCCCCCGAAAGGTGGACATGGATATGATATATACAGAGAACTGGGTGCATATCGTGTTTTGTTATATTCTAGATTTGAAACATTAGACAGTAATCCGGATATTATTCTTGGAAACGATTTCGCTAGAGTAGGAGTGATAAAAAATCCAACCGTTGTTGGCAGTAATGTCCAAGTATTAAATACTTCTCTAGTAAGTGGATTGCAGGCTTTAAAATTATCTGGAATTACTACTAACACAACTTATGCAATAGATTCAAAAATTACTCAAACAGTTGGATTTGGGTCAACTGCAATAGGATTTGTTGCATCATGGGATCCAATAACAGGGGTTCTTAAATACTATCAATCAACGGGACTAGCTTCAAGTGAAACTGCATTTAGAATAATTCCTTTCACATCAAATCCAGACATTGGTTATGGAGTTACAATAAACGGATCTTCAATTATTGGACCAGCTTTATCAATCAATACCAATTTTAACGGTATAACGACCACAATAAATAATAGAATATATCAGTTAGGTCTTGATTTTGTTTCAGGTATATCCTCTGCAGAATATAATAAAAAGTCTGGTGAAATTATCTACATAGATAATAGGCAGCCAATTCCCAGATCTTCTAGCCAAAAAGAAGATATTAAAGTCATACTGGAGTTTTAACTTAACATGGCACAAAATACTAATTTAAATGCATCGCCATACTTTGATGATTTTGATGTAACTAAGGGTTATCAAAGAGTATTATTCAAACCCGGAACTCCAATACAGGCCAGAGAATTAACAACGTCACAATCAATACTGCAAAATCAAATTGAAAAATTTGGCAAACATTTTTTTAAAGAAGGGTCTGTAGTCATACCTGGGAGTATTGCGTATGATCCCGAATATTCTTGTGTCCAAATAGATCCAACTCACTTAGGAATTTCAGTTTCTTTTTATATCGACAAGTTAGTTGGAAAATTAATAAAAGGAGAAACTAGTGGGGTAATTGCGAAAGTAGAAAGTTATATTACAAATACTCAATCTGAAAATGATAATTATACTCTTTATATAAAATATCAAAGTTCAAGTGATACTAATTTTTCATCAAACACATTTGTTGATGGAGAAAATTTAATTTCTTTAGAAAATATTGACTATACGACGGCAGTTATACTTGAAAACTCATCATTTGCAACATCAATAGTAACAGGATCGGTAGAAACTGGTTCGGCTGCAAAAATTGATCAAGGTGTTTATTTTATTAGAGGTTTTTTTATTGATGTTTATGCACAAACAGTAATTCTTGATCAATATTCAAATTTACCTTCGTATCGAATTGGTTTAAATATTTTAGAAGAACTTTCTGTAGCGTCTCAATCAAATCCAGATCTTTATGACAATGCTAGGGGATTTTCAAATTTTGCAGCCCCAGGAGCGGATAGATTAAAAATTACAGCAACATTGGGTAAAAAATCTTTAGATGATTTTAATGATGAAAATTTTGTTGAATTGATGCGAGTTGAAAACGGCATCTTAAAAAAATTTACAAAAAAAGAAGATCCAAATCTTATAACGGATGAATTAGCTAGAAGAACATATGATGAATCCGGTGATTATTATGTAAAACCATATTCGGTTATAGCTAAAGAATCTTTAAATAATAAAATAGGTAATAATGGAGTTTTCCAATATAATCAACTAACTAAACAAGGAAACACTCCGTCAGATGACTTATTAACCCTTCAAATATCTCCAGGAAAAGCATATGTCAGAGGCTATGAAGTAGAAACTTTAAATACTATTAATTTTGATTTAGCAAAACCAAGAACCACAGCATCAGTTAAAAATATCACTTTACCTTTTAGTTTAGGGAATCAACTTGAGATTAATAATGTTTTTGGTGGAGTAAAAGTTGGATTTGGAGCGACTAGTCAAGTTAAACTATATTCTCAACGAACATCTACACCCGGAACTGCGTCTGGAATTGAAGTTGGAATTGCAAGGGTTTATGATTTGAAGTTAAAAAATACACAATACTCAAATGCTACGACTATTTTTGAAGGATCGGTATATGATGTCCAAACTTATACCTATTTAACTATCAATTCTACAATTACTCTAAATCTTCCTGCGTTCATTGAAGGTAAAAATAGTTCTGCTTCTGGATATTTAGCTAAAGTAGCAACAAATACCGATCAACTTATTTTATATCAAGTATCTGGAACTTTTTTACAAGATGAATCATTATTGGTTAATGAAGTAGAAATTTCAAGAACTGTAACTAATATACGAGATTATTCATTATCAGATGTTAGACAAGTTGTAAGTCTTGATGGAACTTCTTTTACTGGAGATTTGTTATTAAGTCAACCATTACTTTTATCCCCGCAGGGAACAACTTTTAGTATTTCTACTGCCTCATCTGGAATTAGTACGATTTCAGCTTCTACTTCTATTTTTGGAATAGGTATCAAAACCGGAGATATTATCTCTTATACTAAATCCGGTCAAACAGTTCCAACATACAATATAGTTTCTGAAGTTAATACTGCTGGCAAAAGAATAATTGTTAAACCCACAACTTCAGTTAGTGGAGTTTGTGATGGAACTCTATCAATTTCTTCTATAACTTCTACAGATGTATTTAAGGTTATCCCAGTATTAACTAATACTAAAGAATCATTTTTATTTACTGAATACGAAAATACGGATATTGCGTCGGTTGATTTAACAAGTGGTGAAATTATATTTAGAAAATCTTATGACGTAACGGTATCTTCAAATGCACTTACTGCTACTTTAGAATCTGGAACAGATGTTACATTAGTTCCATTTGATGAGGAAGACTATACTTTAGTTTATTCTAATGGAACTAATGAACCATTAACTAGTTCTAAATTTTCAATTAGTGCTGGAAGAACTATAAACCTAGTTCAATTAACTGCAAATGGGCCAGCAACATTAACTGCAACTTTGAAAAAAACAGGTTTAAAATCAAGAAAAAAATTCTATAATAGATCAACAGTTTTAAATATTACTAGATCAGCAAATTCATCATCCGGAATAACAAGTACAACTTTGGCCGATGGATTAACTTATAGTTCAATTTATGGAACTAGAGTCCAAGATAAAAATATTTCATTACAAGTTGCAGATGTTAGTTTTGTTATGGGTATATTTGAATCTTCAGATTCAAATCAAGCGGACCTTCCAAAATTAGAATTATCTAATTTGAATGGTAATATTCTCAATTCTAAACGAGGAGAAATGATATATGGTGAATCTAGTCAAGCTATGGCTGTATTAGTTGAAAATAATGGATCAAATACCATCGAAATCGTTTATGTCAATGAAAATTCTTTTGTTGCAGATGAAAAAATTATTTTTGTTGAATCAAATTTAACCGCTAATGTTGTCAAATTTATTGAGGGAGATAGAAATATAATCAATGACTTTATTATTGATTATGGACAAGAACGTGAAATTGCAAATTATGCATATATCACTAGAAAAGAGGGAATCATAGCCCCAACTAAAAAATTAAAAATTATATATCATAACTACGTAATTGATCCAGCAGATACTGGTGATTTTGTAACAGTAACTTCGTATGATAAAGAAAGATTTTCTAATGATTTGCCTTATATTGATACCTACAGAGCAAATGATATTATTGATGTAAGGCCCAGAGTTTCACCATATGATCAAGCAACCAATATTTATTCTCCATTTGAATATGCGGCAAGAACATACTCAGCATCAACAAACTCAAGCCAATTTAATATAGCAAAGGATAAAAATATCATAGTTTCTTATGATTATTATCTGGGAAGAATCGATAAACTATATTTAAATAAATTTGGAGAATTTTTTGTAAGTAGTGGTGTGCCATCATTAAAGCCACAAAATCCTAAAGATATTGAAACAGCATTAGAAGTGGCTACAATTTTAATGCCTCCATATGTTTACAATTCTAACGATGTAAAAGTTCAATTATCTACGCATAAACGTTATAGAATGCAAGACATTGCAAGACTTGAGGATAGGCTGAAAAATGTAGAATACTACACTTCGTTATCTTTATTAGAGAGTGACACTAAAAATTTAACTTTAAAGGATGGTCAAACCGGATTAGATAGATTTAAGACCGGATTCTTTGTTGATAATTTTAAATCAGATTTTGCAGGTTCTTTAGGAAATCCAAATCATAAATGCAGTATTGATACCCTAGAAGGACATTTGAGACCACAACACTACACAACTTCGATTGACCTTTTACTTGGATCTGAAGCTGTAGTTGGCGCAGCAAATACATCTAACCCAGATGCAGATTTGAGATTTGTTAAAGACTTGGGAAATCCAAATACAGTAAAAGTTGGAGATGTAGTCTGTTTAAAATATACAGATAAACAATGGTTGCAAAATAAGTTTGCAACTAGAATTGTAAACGTAAATCCTTTTAATGTTGTTAATTGGATTGGTGCAATTGAATTAAATCCTGCTACTGATACTTGGATTGAAACAAAGGGAACCAAAAAAACAGTTGACCAGGAAGGAACCTATAATACAACTATTCAACAATTAGGGGTTGATACAAACACTGGATTATCACCTATTACGTGGGGAGCTTGGGAAACTACTTGGACTGGAACCGTAGAAACAGGTAGAAAAAATATGGGTTCCATTTATATTGGAACTAAAGAAACTGGTAGAACTAGTTGGAGAGGCGGATATCAAAAAGGTAGAGGTATTCCAGAATGGACAAAGATTGATTATCAAGATCAATATACTGATTTTGCTAATGTAACTACTTTAACAACTACTAAACAATCTAGGCAGGGAATTCAATATAAAGTAAGCGAACAATTTGATTATGTGAATTTGGGAACTAAGGTAGTGTCTACTGAAGTTATTCATACTATGAGATCAAGGAATGTTGAGTTTATTGCAAAAAGACTGAAACCAAAAACTCAGATGTATGCATTTTTTGATAATGTTGATATGAATAAATACGCAACACCAAAATTAGTTGAAGTGCAGATGGTTAGTGGTACATTTGCTGTTGGAGAAGCAATACAAGGAACTTCTGGAACTACTGCTGTAAGAGCTAGATTGGCAAAACCAAATCATAAATATGGACCCTACAACAGTCCTACCCAGGTATATACTGAAAATCCTTATATACCTACTGAATCAATACCTTCTTCATATTCTAGCACGTCAACAATATTGAATTTAGACACTGCATCTTTAGAACTGCAATCCTCGGCTGGATATTATGGTTTTATTATTAGCGATATGCAATTAAAAGGTGAGACAAGTGGTGCGATTGCAAAGGTAACAAAAGTCAGATTAGTAACTGATTCTGCCGGAACATTAATAGGATCATTGTTTATTCCTAACGCAACATTACCTTCATCACCTTCTTTTGAAACCGGAACAAAAACATTTACACTTACAACTAGTTCTATTAACACTACAATATCTGGAGCTACAGACAGCACTGCATCAACTAATTTTGTTTCTTCCGGAACCCTTAATAATACAGAAGAAACAACTTTAAGAATTAGAAATGCAAAAGTTGAACAAATTGCTAAAACTGATGAAAGAACTTTAACTTCTGAAAAAACGGAAACTGTTGCTAGTACTTCATTTAAGAATAGAAGTATTACACAACAGCGTTGGGTGGATCCACTTGCACAATCTTTTGAAGTTCCTGACGAAACTGGAATTTTTATAACCAAAGTTGATGTCTTCTTTAAGACAAAAGATACTAAAGGATTACCAATTACAGCACAAATCAGAACTATGCAAACTGGTTTGCCCACTACAGAAATTTTGCCTTTTGGCGAAATAATCTTAGATCCAGTTGATGTTAAAACCTCAGATTCGGGATCTGTTGCTACTACATTTACTTTTCCTTCACCAGTTTATTGTGAAACTGGTAAGTCATATGCAGTAGTTCTTCTTTCGGCGTCTGACGAATATAACGTCTTTATTTCTAGAATGGGTGAAGAAGATGTAACTACTGTAAATAAAGTAGAGTCTGAAAAAATTATTGTATCACAACAACCTTTATTAGGATCTTTGTTTAAATCTCAAAATGGTGCCACATGGGATCCAAGTCAACTTGAAGACCTTAAATTAACAATATATAGAGCAGATTTTTATAAGGGATCTTCTACTGTTAGATTCTATAATCCAGATTTAGATGTTGGTAACAGACAGATAGTTACATTAAAGCCAAATCCACTTGATTGTATTTCCAGATCATTAATAGTTGGACTTGGAAAGAGTTTAACTACTTCTGAAGTTACTGATCTTACTAGTGGAGTTACAATACTTCAAAACAATAACGGAAACTTCAGGGGTAATTTGAAAAGTGTCGTCGGATCAATTGGTATTGGCAGCACGTTATCAGTAACTTCTCCTGGATCTGCATTTACGACTGGATTTAAAACTTATTCAAATGTGAACGTAATAGCGTTAACTGGCAGCGGTGTCGGCGCAAAAGTCAATCTGAGTGTACAAGGTGGAGTTGCAATTGCAGCTACCGTATCTGTTGGTGGCACTGGATATGTTTATGGAGATGCTTTAGAAGTTGATTATAGCCAAACTGATAATTTGGGCAACAACCTGATTCTTTCTATACCAAATAATATTGGGGTAATCTCTGCATTCAATTCTTTACTTATTGACAGAGTTCAAGGAACTCCACAACAAAACTCAACTGATATCTTATTCTATGTTGGCACTGCTGGAACAGTCTCTTTATCAAATGCCAATGTTACGTATATCAAAACTATCTCAGATGGACTTCATTTTAAAGTAAGTCATTATAACCATGGAATGTATGCTACGAATGATAGGGTTGTTCTTTCTGGATTAGAATCAGATCTGAAACCGCAAACATTGAATTCCTCATATACTGCATCTTCAACTGATTCAATTATAGTCAATTCTGTTGGAATCTTTACTAGTTTTGAAAATATTCCGGTATCTTCTTTGAACCCTGGATATATTTTGATTGATACTGAAGTTATTAAATATACTGGAGTTGTAACTTCTACTAATTCTCTAACTGGTATATCTAGAAAAGTAGACGGAACAATTGGTGGATCTTACTCTAGCGGTATTTCTGTTTACAAGTATGAGCTTAATGGAGTTTCTTTGAGAAGGATCAATAAAACTCATAATTTATCAGCTGCAAATCAAACAATTTATCCAAATGATTTGGATTTCTATTATATTAAGGTTGGTATGAATACTGGAGGAACAGATAGAACAACAGGAAACGCAAACGGGTTCCCAGAATTATTCTTCAAGGCAGATAAATCTTGCGGATCTTATGATATTGTTCCTTTAATGGGATCTCCAAAAGGACCAAAAGCAACACAAAATATACCTTTTAATTCATTTTTAACTAATTTCCAAATAATGTTACCTGAGAAAACTAACATTACGGCGAAAGCACGAACATTCTCTGCGTCAACTCCCGACAGTAACTTAATTTCTTTTGTCGATCAGGGGTTTGAAGATATTTCTTTAGTAAAAACTAATGAACTCTCCAGTCCAAGATTGGTAGCATCACAAATCAATGAAAATACATATTTACAAGATTTTCCTGGAAATAAGTCTTTTACAATAGAATTAGAATTAACTAGTCAAGATACTAAAGTGTCTCCAATGATAGATTTGGATAGAACGAATGTAATTACTATTGCAAATAGAATCAATTCAAAAGTTAAAAATTACGCAACTGATGGCAGAGTTAATTCTCTAACTGATGATCCAACTGCTGCTACTTACTTAAGTAAAATTGTTCGTCTTGAAAAGGCAGCAGATAATTTAAAGGTGTATTTTGATGCACTTAGACATTCAAGTAGTGACATCAGAGTTTGTTATAGATTGTTTAGAGGTGATTCAAATTCAGCACCACTTTGGGAACTTTTCCCTGGGTATAATAATTTGGATGATAATGGACAAGTTAAAAATGCAAAAGATAATAATGGATTACCAGACAAAAAAGTATTGTCCGCTTCTTCAGAAGAAGATTTCAGATCCTATGAGTTTACAGCTTCATTCTTACCGCAATTTAAAGGATTCCAAATAAAAATTCTGATGTCTGGAACTAATTCTTCTTTTGTTCCTTTAATAAGAGATTTGAGAGCAATAGCATCAATATAATATGGAATTAATACCAGTAGAAGGAAATAGTGGATTATTTCGTGATTCTAAGTCAGGAGCAATTTTAAATTGTTCTGGAAACGAGTTTTCTGCATATCTGCAGACTAAAGAAAGAAAATTAAAAGAAATTGAACAATTTAATACTATGAATGATAAAATTGAACAACTTGGGAATTTAAAAAATGATGTGGATGAATTAAAAAATATGATGAAATTGATTCTATCAAAATTGGATTCTGAATCATAAATATTTAAAAATGGATTCCCATAATGGCGGCAAGGAATGTAAACTTAGTTCTTGAACAAGGGGTTGACTTTCAAGCCACCTTTACAATCAGGAATACCAACAACGCACCATTAAACTTAACAGGATATACTGGTATTTCTTCTATCAGGAAACATCCAACATCTTCAACTTCATATCCACTAACTTTAAGTTTTCCAGATAGAATTAATGGAAAAATCGTTGTCTCCATGGGGTTTACTGCAACCGATTCCATTGAAGGTGGTCGTTATGTTTATGATGTTATCTTGATATCTCCAAATTCTTATAGAACCCGAGCTGTTCAAGGAAATGTTTTAGTAACTCCAGGAGTCTCCTAATGACAGATTACTTAGTAACATTAAATGAACCAGGTGCATATAGAATTGGTGTTGATTATGAAATTCCTACTAAATCAATTCAATATGGTAACATTATCTTAGATGACATAAGTTCACAATTTAACGGATCAATTTCAACATTTGTTCTTACTGAAAATGCGACTTCTTATGTTCCTATTAATGACCAACAACTTTTGGTAATGCTTGATGGATCTATTTTACAACCAGGGAAAGATTATACTTTATCCACAAATAATATAATATTTACAACTGCACCAACAAATGGTCAAGATTGCACTATTGTCGCTTTAGCCGCAACTGCAGATTTAACTAGAACGATTAATTATATAATTGATAGTGGATCTATTGCAATGATAACAGGAAATAAAGGATCATTAACTGTTGATGTAACAGGGGTTTTAGAATCTTTAGTGATATTATCAGACCAACAAGGCAATTTAACACTGGACATTAAAAAGTCAAGTTATTCAACATTTCCCACTTTTACCTCAATTGTTGGTGGGGTATATCCACAAATGTCCAATGCAAGAAAAGTTCGTGATGATGATTTAACCGGATGGACAAAAACAATAACAGCTGGAGATATTCTCACTTTTGACGTTATTGCTGTAAATAATATTACCAGATTTCTAATCTCTTTAAAATTAAAATTATAAATAAAGATAGTTATTAAAATTCATAACCTGTAGGGGAGTTGTTTAAATGGCACTATTAGTTCCAAATATTGGAGAACTTGAGTCACTCAGATACTTGGTTGCAAACAACAACCACACTGCAAGTCTTGCTGACCAGTCTCCCAGAAACTTAGTTTTAAAACTTTTTACAAGTAACACCACTCCAGCTGAGTCGGATGTCCCTTCTGATTCCAGATATTATGAACCATATGGAATTGGAAATACCAATGCTTATGGATTTGCTCCTACCACAGGGTATCCATATTGTGTAAACAATAGAGGAGATCAGACATATACATCTCAGACTGGTATTCTTCTCAATGGTTCTCGTTGGAGAATTAATCAAGTAGGTTCTGGTACAACTGCAACATATCCAGAACAAACTTTTACATTCACTGGAGATGCTGGTGATGTTTATGGTTACTATGTAACTCGTGCAAACAACATGCCTGTTGCTGTACAAGGCGTTGTTCACTATGCCTCGGTTGGTATCGGTACTACAGTTACCAAGGGTGACAATACTGATCCAGTAATTGGTGTTATTGGTAACTCTTATATCACAATTGATCCAGATCAAAGCGTAGACGATTTAACTTTGGGAATGGTTGTTGGTGGAAACGCAGGAATTCAAACAGGAACTACAGTTATAGGTATTGACAGAGCATTAAAAGTAATTTATTTAGATAAAGTTCTTATCGATAATATTCAAGTTGCTACTGATTCAAGTGTTACCTTCAGTTTTGGTAAAATTGCAGTAACCAATCACCAACTAGTTGCTGGAGATGTACTTTACATTGCTGCCGGAACTGGTAATACTACATTAACATCTAATGTTTATACAGTATTCTCTGTTCCTAATGCAAACGAGTTTCACACTACTCCCGCTTTGACAGCAACACCAAATTCAAGTGCTGGTTTAAGTACCGCAACTCTTTATAGTTCTGTAATGTATGCAGAAAGATTTACAAATGGTCCATACACCATTCAAAATAACGGTGACCAAATCAAGATCACATTGAATGTTGCTCTTGACTGATTTATTTTAATAAAAAAATATAATAAGTTATTGGTGGGAGGGTTGCTTTTTTATGGCGATCCTCCTTCTTTTTTAAAAAAGTTGTTGGACGACTTGCATGGCAGTTTATGTCTATAATCTAGATAATCCAGAAGTAAATAATCCATATTCTACCGAAGATTATGGATTAATTTCGTCTGCATCAACATCTTCGGAGGATATTGGAGCTGTAAGTGATGGAAGTCCAACTTTTAATTTCTTAGAAGATGACTGGTATAATATCTCTGTTAGCGAGTCATTAGTTCCTTACGGTAATATAGGTACATTAAGTACTCTACAAGAATCTGCAAGTTATCAATATATTTCTTCTGGTATACTATTTGAATTTACAAGTGAAACTCTAACTGAAAATGTTGTATTTACTTGGGTAGGAAATGGTACTGTATTTGAGATAGGAAATGGTCTAGAAAGGACCGTAAATGCATATCTGTCTTCTGGTACTCTCCGACTAGATACAGCCGTCGCCGAGACGGCCCTAGAGTCCACTACGATAAGTCCTGTAGGAGATACTACTCTCTACACAATTACTGGTAACTATACAGGCTTACAGTTCATTGCTCAAATTCCAGAGAATACTCAACTCTTCAGTATTTCTGGAGTAGCTATAGAGAATGATACAGAATCTTATGTTGGTTCAGGAAATATACAGATATTTGGAAGCGCGGAAGAACGATTTATAACAGGTAATTATACGGGATCTGGCACTCTTTTCAGTTTAGATACTGCTGAAGAAAGTATTACTTATGACTATAATGAATCTTCAATAACTGAAAGTATTGTTGATTATGGTAGTATTGTAGATGTTTTATCTGGTATTCCCCTTGATTATGGTCAAGTATCAGGAACACCAATTCCACAAATTGGCGATTATGCTTTTATTGTTGATCCAGTAATACCATATCCATTTGGAGGAATGTCTCTAAGTGGATCAGCAATATGTTCTGCAAACTATAGGCTTTATATTGATGGTATTGCGATAGTAAGAGCTTCTTATTCAGAAGTTGTTTCTGGATCTATAGTTTTATCAACTTCTGCATTAGAGTCTGAAACTGAATCTTATATAGGTTTAGGCACTCTAACATTCTCTGGAACAGCTCTAGAAGCTTATTCAGCTCAGACTCCAGAGAATACTCAACTCTTTACTATTTCTGGAACAGCTCTAGAGGCTTATTCAGCTCAGACTCCAGAGAATACTCAACTCTTTAGTATTTCTGGAGTAGCTGTAGAAAAAGATGTAGATTCCTATGTTGGCTTAGGTACTCTAACATTCTCTGGAACAGCTCTAGAGGCTTATTCAGCTCAGACTCCAGAGAATACTCAACTCTTTAGTATTTCTGGAGTAGCTCTAGAAGCTTATTCAGCTCAGACTCCAGAAGACTTTGTTCTTTATACTTTCTCTGGAACAGCTCTAGAGGCTTATTCAGCTCAGACTCCAGAAGACTTTGTTCTTTATACTTTCTCTGGAGTAGCTGTAGAAAAGAATACAGAATCTTATGTTGGTATTGGTACACTATTTGAATTTGGTCAGTTAGTTGAAAGGGTCACTTATGATTATAATGAAAGTTCTATCATTGAAGGTGCTTTGGATTATGGATTAATAATTCACAATCCAACTGAACAACCCGCTGATTATGGTGATGTATATCTATCGCCAACTGGACTAACACTTGATTTTGGTGAAGTAAGTGCTGTAGTTCCATCTATTGTCGGTGAACTTGTATATCCATTTGGACCGATTAATGTTGTAAATGGATTTAGCCCACAGGATACAGAAGCTTATCCTGGAGGTCCTAGTGTAGGTAAATCCTGGAGTTTTACTAGAAAGGGATATATCGGTGATACTGCTTTATATTCTATTTCTGGAATTGCTTCTTGTCGAGAAACAGCCGCCTATAATTACTTTCCTTCTGGATTATTTACAATTACCAATACTTCTATCATACACCCATTTGTAGATTACACTCCACATTATGGTATTGAAAAGAATATTGGTATTGGAACTACCGGAATTAAAATTTCTGGAGAACTATTACATCCAAATATTGATTACACTCCACATTATGGTATTGAAAAGAATATTGGTATTGGAACCACAGGAATTCAAATCTCTGGAACTGCTCTAGAGGCTTATTCAGCTCAGACTCCAGAAGATTTAGTTCTTTATACGTTCTCTGGAACTGCTCTAGAGGCTTATTCAGCTCAGACTCCAGAAGACTTTGTTCTTTATACTTTCTCTGGAGTAGCTGTAGAGAAGAATACAGAATCTTATGTTGGCTTAGGTACTCTAACATTCTCTGGAGTAGCTATAGAAAAAGATGTAGATTCCTATGTTGGCTTAGGTACTCTAACATTCTCTGGAATAGCTATAGAAAAAGATGTAGATTCCTATGTTGGCTTAGGTAATCTAACACTCTCCGGAACAGCTCTAGAAGCTTATTCAGCTCAGACTCCAGAGAATACTCAACTCTTTAGTATTTCTGGAGTAGCTCTAGAAGCTTATTCAGCTCAGATTCCAGAGAATACTCAACTCTTTACTATTTCTGGAACAGCTCTAGAGGCTTATTCAGCTCAGACTCCAGAAGACTTTGTTCTTTATACTTTCTCTGGAGTAGCTGTAGAGAAGAATACAGAATCTTATGTTGGCTTAGGTACTCTAACATTCTCTGGAGTAGCTGTAGAAAAAGATGTAGATTCCTATGTTGGCTTAGGTACTCTAACATTCTCTGGAACAGCTCTAGAAGCTTATTCAGCTCAGACTCCAGAGAATACTCAACTCTTTAGTATTTCTGGAGTAGCTCTAGAAGCTTATTCAGCTCAGACTCCAGAGAATACTCAACTCTTTAGTATTTCTGGAGAACTATTACATCCAAATATTGATTACACTCCACACTATGGTATTGAAAAAAATATTGGTATTGGCACAACAGGCATTAAGTTTGGTATTGGCGTAGGAACTGCGCCGGATAGTGAAGGAAATCTTCGTGATGCTAAGACATATTCAAATAGATATCCAATTAATGATAAGGTTCCTGGAACTGGAATAGGAACATTCAAGTTTGATCAAACTAATAATATTGCCAAGTATAGTCCATTAACTCCATATTCTGGAACTGGATTATTCAATGTAATTACTGGATTTAGTCCAGAGGATACGATAGCTTATCCTGGCGGCCCTGGAGTTGGTAAATCTTGGAGTTTCACAAGATCCACTTATATTACTTCTGGTATTGTAACTATTCCTGGTAATGCATTAACCAGACCGGTAAGAACATTTACATATTCTGGATCTGGAAATGCAACTATTTCGCAACAAACAACTGCAACATTAGAAAAAGAGGTAGATGCTTATCGTGGATCCGGTTCCATAACTCTTAGTGCCGGTGCTGACAAGATAATTAGAAAAATTCTGATAAACGGTAAAGGAACTTTATTTGTAATATCTGGAATTTCAGAAACATTAGAGTCAATATCTGCACAGACTCCAGAGAATACTGTTTTATATCAATTTACCTCTTCTGCAAATGAGTCTTTATCAAGCATACCTCCAACAGATCAACCAACATTAAGTATTAATGGTGCAGCTTCTGATGAAAGTATTACTATATCTGAAGTTGGAACTGGAGTAATACCTGTAGATGTATTTGGTGTTGCTGCAGTAAGTGCTTACACTCCAAGTATTTCTAATACTGTACTATTTAAGTTTACTCAACATACTTCGGATGTTCTTTATGATTCCTGTGATAGTGAAGAATTTACATGTGATTATCAAAATGCAGCGAATATAACATTTGTTGCGAACCCTGTTGAGGATACAATACTATTCACATTAAGTGGAGTTGCTTCTACAAGAGAAATTGCAACTTATTCTTATATTGGTGTTGGAGTAGAGTCAATTTTTGGATCTTATCAGAGTGTTAAATTTGTAAGTTCGGAAATTGGATTTGGAACTATCTTTATTGCCACATCTTCTGGTGAAAAAGAGGTAGATACTTATAATGGATCTGGTAGTCTGTTTGCTCTTTCTGGTAAATCAGAATCTTATTCTGCACAAACTCCAGAGTCTACGATACTTATTTCTATCAATGGTTCCGCAACAACCAAAGTTGAATCCGAATACTCTGTTGTTGGAATTGGAATATTCAATATTAGTGGAACTTCATCAACCAAAAAAGTTTCAACTTACACTCAAATTGGGTCTGGAATTGCAACTTTATCGGGAGAACTTCTATATCCAAATATTATATTCATACCTGCATATAAGAGTTCTGGATCAATTAGTATTCTTGGATCTTCAAATAATTTTGTTGTCAAAATCTACAAAGATACATCTGGATCTTTATTTGGATTCTCTTCAGGATTTGAGTCGTTTACTAAATCAACTTATGTCGGACTTGGAACAATTTATATTCAGGAAACTTCGGGAACAACTATTAACAATCCATTCCAGATTCCAAGAACTTATGTTGTTATCATTTAATTCTGATAAATAAATCAGAAGAAATAGTAATTTGAGTCGTATAGTACTATGACCAAGCAGGTACAGCTTAGAAGAGGAACCACAGCAGAACATTTAGTATTTACGGGGGCAGTTGGAGAGTTAACAATTGATACTAATCTAGATGTCGCAGTGGTCCATGATGGATCTACTGCTGGCGGTCATTATCTAGTTGGTGCAGCTTCGACTCAAAATTTAATTAATAAAGTTTCAATTGGAATTGGAACTAGTGGAACTGCAGTTGCTTTAGACGTAATTGGAGATGCTGTATTTGCTGGTAATGTAAATGCCAGAAGTTTATCTATAGCTTACAACCAACCTGTTGAAAGGACCGGTATTATAAGTTCAACTCCAGACGTTCTAATTATTGGAATTTCTACGAATGATATTCGCGTAGGATATTCTGTTACTAATTCCACATATGTTTCTGTTGGAACAACAGTGGTAGGTATTGAAACCGGTTCTATCATTATAAGTCAATTTACCACAGATGCCCAAATATCAACATCTGCTTATCTAGTTACTTCTAATGGAAATGAATTGTCATCCCCTGCGGGCATTGATACATCCGTTTTAGCTGTCGGATATGGAGTTAGTGGTTTTGGGATTGGTGCAGGAACAACCATCCTTTCTCTAGGTACTGGATTTGTAACTCTATCTCAAAATACAACCGGTACTGTTGGAGTTTTAACTGTATCTGGAACAGTTTCTTCAGCTGGTACAATAATTACTGGAATTGATACTTCTAATTTGGCAGTGGGATATGATATAATATTTGATCCTTCTAGTGGATTAACTGCGGCCGCCAATATTGAAAGTATTGGAGTTGGCGAAATAACAATAAATGAAACTAATAATGTAACTGGAACTAGAGATTTTGAATTTACTCAACTTAATGATTATTATTTTTCAAATTTAAGCATATCAACAAGTTTTACTTTCACTGATCCCATTGTCGGTAAAGCATTCATTGATGTCCTAGATGTTCAAGAAGAGTCGGTTTCTAGATTAAACGTAACCAGTGAATCAAATGCAAATACTTCAAGAATAAACACAGGAATTATAACCACTGCAGGGATTTCTAGTGCTAGAGTAGATGATTTCTTTGCAACTTCTGGTATCGTAACCACTGCAGGGATTTCTAGTGCTAGAGTAGACAACTTCTTCGCAACTTCTGGTATCGTAACCACTGCAGGAATTTCAAGTGCTAGAGTAGATGATTTCTTTGCAACTTCTGGTATTGTTACAACCTTATTTGCAACTACAGAGTATATTGATACTGCAAATATTAATGGTGGTATCGCTACTAGTTTTAACATTACAAATGCTTATGTAGCTTCAGGTATTATAACTAATCTTTATACCACAACTTTATCAGCTAATAATGGTTACATCAACTCTGGTATCGTAACCACTGCAGGAATCTCTAGTGGTAGAGTAGATGATCTTTTTGTAACTACAGGTATTGTAACTACTGCAGGAATTTCTAGTGGTAGAGTAGATGATCTTTTTGTAACTACAGGTATCGTAACTACTGCAGGAATTTCTAGTGGTAGAGTAGATGATCTTTTTGTAACTACAGGTATTGTAACCACTCTATTTGCAACTACAGAGTACATTGATACTGCTAATATCAATGGTGGTATCGCTACTAGTTTTAACATTACAAATGCTTATGTAGCTTCAGGTATTATAACTAATCTTTATACCACAACTTTATCAGCTAATAATGGTTACATCAACTCTGGTATCGTAACCACTGCAGGAATCACAAGCGCTAGAGTAGATAATTTCTTTGCAACTTCTGGTATCGTAACTACTGCAGGAATTTCAACTGCATCAATAGACAATGTATATATTAACACTGGTATTCTAACAACTGTAGGAATTACAAGCGCTAGAGTCGATAATTTCTTTGCAACTTCTGGTATCGTAACCACTGCAGGAATCACAAGCGCTAGAGTCGATAATTTCTTTGCAACTTCTGGTATCGTAACCACTGCAGGAATCTCTAGTGGTAGAGTAGATGATCTTTTTGTAACTACAGGTATTGTAACAACCGCAGGAATCTCTAGTGGTAGAGTAGATGATCTTTTTGTAACTACAGGTATTGTAACTACTGCAGGAATTTCTTTCGGATATATCGATAATTTATATCTTGCAAGCGGTATTGTAACAACCGTAGGAATTACAAGCG